ACCAAGAAGGACCCCTTCACTGAACCAGTCGCGCTCAATATTCATGGCGAACATTGTACTCTGCATTGCCCTCCTGGCCGCGATCGCCGTGTGGTCGGGACGGGATGTGTGATTGGACTATTTCTTAGAACAGAGGAATAATGGCAACACAACGACCATCAACACAACCGTCACGACCGCAACCAGGGCCACGCCCGCTTCCTAGTAGACCTGGCGCTGACGAGACGAAAGGAACGCCGCCATCGAAACCGAATCGGGATCAATTCACAGCACCAATCAACCCCCGAATCCCGGTGAGCCCCAGGCCGCCGAAACGATAGAGGATTACCGTTGGCGCAGTCGTCATGAAATCCTTCACGACGTTGATCTGTCTGCAATCTACCACCGCCGCCGAGAGCGTTTCTTCGACGGATGCGACAAAGTAGCCAAGGCGTGTGCTGTTCTTGGTGGATCGGCCGCGCTGACATCGATCTTCGGAGCGGGGACCGTGCAGATTGCTGTTGCGATCGTCACGATCCCCGCAACGCTGTCTCTGGTATTTTCGCTTTCGGAGCGTGCCTGCCGTCACGGATATTTTGCTCGTGACTACAAGGCGCTCCAAAGTCATATTCTGAAGGTCGGAGAATGGGATTTCACCGACGAGCTGCTGAACACTTGGCGCGCCCAGGTTTCGTCTTTGGAAGCTAGCGAACCGCGTCAGTTAACTGCCCTAGTTCTCATGTGTCAGCGTGAGATCGCGGTACGCGCAGGTTATGCCGACCACATTCCCCGGTTACCGCTATATCAACGCGCTCTCGCCCACCTGGTCGACTTCGCGCCGCCATATCCCACCCGCCACAGCTAGCCAAGCAACCTAGCCCCGCCGTCACTACTAGCCCGCCCCGCGCGGGCTTTTTCATGGGCGCTCGAAATAAATATTAGCACTGCTGTTGCGCTAAGTTAGAAGCGGTGCTAATATATCAATCGTCATCGCCTAGTGTCCTGCGTTGGCCCCGCCCCGAAGTCAGACCAGTCCGATGCAGGGTGCGGGTTTTTCAACTACCCCCGGCCCACCGGGCCCCAACCGGAGAGAGAGATGGATTATTGGAAGCCTAGTTGGAACACGTGCCGCGTATGCGGCGATTGTGGCGAGAGGCTGATTAAGTACTCCACCCGACACTACGCGCACGCCGGCTGCGGGCTAGAGAAATGGGGCTCTTCATTTTTTGATCGCCTCCAATCCTGGCAAATTGAACAGTTCCCGTGCCTGGTCGCCGCCAAGCACGGCGTCAACGCCGAACTGGTGCGCAGGATCAACGAGAACAAAAAGGCGGCAACATGACCACCGCCCCCGCAACCCTCCCAATATTCGAAGAGCGCCGGCAGCTTGACCGCCGGCAGTCCGACGCCGAGCGCGCCTTGGCGGCGAAGGAAGTGGTGCTCGAGGCCGCGCGCTACTTGCGCTGCCGAAAGCAGTTCGATGCGGCGACGATGCTGCTCGATGAATGGCGGGCGATTCTGGCGCGGGTGCAATCATGACCGACGACGACGCACGCCTGCAACCGCCCTCGGCGACGCTGCTGGCCGAGTGTGAGGACGTGCTCGACACCGCCTGGCGCGCCCTCGACGACTGGCTGCACATCTACGCATCCGACCTGTGTGACGAGAAGCGAGTTGCCGCGTCCCGCGCGCGAATAAATGAGCTAGGGACCGTCGCCTACATAGCCGGCGTCAACGCACAGATTAGCGCCCTGCTCGCAAAGTTGCGAGGTGAGTTATGACACCCGAACTGCAGCAAACGCTAGACACCCTGCGCGAGTGCCGCGCGGAGCTGGTGTGGATGACCGAGGTGGTCCGGGAGCGTAACCCAGCGCTCATTACGGGCGACAACATGCGCCGCATCGTGCTCGCTACGAAATTCGCCGAGTACGTGCTGGCGCTGCATTCTGGACGGAAGGAGAAAGCAGCATGAGCCCCGAGGTCGCCGCCGCACTAATCGCCCACCTGCTGCAGCGCGCCGCCGCTGAACTTGCTCGGTGCTGTGATGAGTTGGACGCGCGGGATGCGGCGCGGGAGGGCGGGTCATGAAATCATTCCTCAACAAACAACGCATCGTGGTCTCGTCGCCGTTGCCGGAACACGCGAAGCTGAAAGACGCCCCTGGCGTGGTGAGGCGATTGCTCTTCAGGGACGACAGCGCCTGGGTGGAAATGGTGAACGGACTGCCGGAGGAGTTGCGCATATTTCACGACGCCGACGATTCGCGCCTGAACCACATTGTGCTGTTCCCGGAAGAATGCGAGGAGCGGAAATGAACGATCCCGTGCTCGAAAAATGCGTCTATGCGATCTCGAATCGCCGCCTGGATTTTTCCGATAGGCCGCTGACCGAAACGCATTGCGTGACCGAGCACATGCGCACGCGCGGGGTCGAGGCTTACAACACATGGTTCAACAGCCCGGACCAGCACTTTGAAAACTGCGTCGCCGATATCTTCATGGCGATGCTGAAGGCGTCTGGAGAATGAACGCCCAGCGTGAAGGCATGATCGAGTCGGACGTGATCGACAAGTGCGCCGCCAGTGGAGCGCAAACGATACCGCGCACGAGGCTGACGTATCAGGATTTTGAAGAGTGCGAGCAGTGCGGGCATTTGGTGCGATGGGACCAGACAGACGATTCGCTGTTTGGGTTCGCCGCGCAGTGCAAACTACGGAGGGAGTCATGAACGCATGGACGCCGGGACCGTGGGAGGTCAGTTACGCGCACGATGGGACAGGGTATCCGCGATTTGCAATTCACGGCATGGCAGGCGAGGCCAAGCGGGACAAGCATGTTCTCGAAGCCAACGCCCATCTGATAGCGAGCGCGCCAATTATGGCCGAATACATCAAGCGCAAGGCTGACGCTGGCGACTCAGAAGCGTTGGCAATTTGGGAGCAGATCAATGGGCACTAAAAAAGGATCTGGCATTGGCCAAGGCGAGGGAGTCATGAACGCGCACCGCTGCGAAGCCGAAACACGGAAGAAAAAAGGGCCGCGTCCAGACCGTTGCACTCGTCGCGGTGTCGTATTCCGTGGCGGCAAATGGTACTGCTGCCAACACGAACCGGTGGCGGTTTCCGCGCCGGACCCACGCGCGGCCTTGGCCAAAGCAAAGGGATGACCATGGGCGACGGCCTAGTTTGGACGGCCTTGTGGGGCCTTGTCGGCGCCCTGTTTGCATGCGGACTTGTCTGGACAATTGGATATCTGACCGACCATCCGGTTCCTGACCCGCTGATGTTCTTGTCCAGTTGGTTCGGCGCGCATTTGTTTATCGGGCATGGAGGGAAATGACAATGGATAACACCAGCAGAATCCTGCTACGCGCCGCAGAACTGATAGCGGAGCGGGGATGGGCGCAGGGCGGGTATGAGATGGAAGACGGCACGCTATGCGCGCTCGGGGCGATCAATTACGCGGCCGTTGGCGTTCCGTATTACCGCCGCAATGCGGCCGGTGTCGCCGCCACGCAACAGTTGCGTCGAGCGGTCGCACAGTGCCCAAGATGGTTTTATGCGTCGATTGATCAATGGAATGACGACCCCGGCCGCACCGCCGAGGAAGTCATCGACACGCTGATTGCGGCAGCCTATTGGGAGAATGACGAATGAGTACCAATGAAGCCCTAGTCGACGGCCGTCCCGTGGATTACTCCGGGCTCCCCGAGTCCTTGCGCGGCGGCATGCAGCGATACATCGAGCATCGAATAGAGCCTGGTCCTTTTCTAACCGCCGTGCTGGAAAACGACCTGCGGCGCTCCTATGAATGCGCCGACGAAGCAAATTATCCGCGCCTGTATTCCATCGTGCGCTGGCTCTACAACCACGCACCTGCAGCGTGTTGGGGATCGGCGGCGAAAGTCGAGCAATGGCTGGACGAAACGGAGGATGGAGAATGACAACCGACAGTGTGATCCGCGAAATAGCGGACGAGCGGCAACGACAGATCGAATCTGAGGGATGGACGTTAGCGCATGATGACGGGCACGTACTTTCTGATCTTGCGCAGGCCGCCGCCGCATACGCGCAGCATGCTGGCTGCCAGCGTATAGCTCATGATCGTTGCGCCCCGGAGTGTTGGCCGTGGGATTATGAGTGGTGGAGGCCGAAAGGGGACCGCCGCGATCTAATGCGCGCGGCGGCTCTAATCGTGGCAGAGATAGAGCGACTCGACAGAGCGGCAGAGAAGGAGGGCGAAAAATGACCACATTTTCACAGCACCACCTAGCGCGCCTACACGCCGCAGACCTGGCCCGCCGCAACCGCGAGATGCGGGAGGAGGTCGAGCGGCGGCGCGAGTTGCGCCGCTCCGAGACCGGCGATTTTGCGATCGGGCTTCTGTGCGGAGCCGGGATCAGCGTCATGCTGTGGCTGATTGTTTGGTCGTGGGTGGTTGGATGATGCACGACTACAAACACTACGGCCGCCGTGCCGACACCGAGCCGCCGCTGCACTTTGCGATGTCGTGCGTGGTGTTTGCGGCTCTGTGCGGCATCGTACTTACTGCGCCGACGTGGGTGGAGTGGATAGAGGGAGTGTGCAGATGAGCGCGGACGGCGTGAAAGAGCGGCCGATCAATTGCTCAGCGCCTGAGGTAATAGCGATATTGGAAGGGCGCCAGACGCAGATGAGGCGAGTTGCGAAGCCGAGCAGGGCTATGCGCCACGCCGACCTCGATGCCTTGGCTTTGCATCAATTCGGCCTATGTCCATTCGGCCACCCCGGCGACCGACTCTGGGTGCGCGAGACGTGGGCCGAGCAGCATCCGTTAGCTATACAGGACTGGCGCTATTCGCAGCCAGGTCGAGCCGGGATTCCTGGCCCGCCTAGCGTTGACTATCGCGTGATATACCGCGCAGACGGCGAGCCATTGCAGGTATGGCGGCGCGGTGACAACGAGCATCCGTATTTCACCACAGCCGGCCCAGCAGATGATGTCGCGGCCGACTACCCGACCGTTTGCAGCAACTTCACTCGGTCGTCCGGGTTGGCAATCCACTGGACGCCAGCCATCTACATGCCCCGCTGGGCCAGCCGCATCACGCTGAAGCTAACCAACGTGCGCGCGCAGCGGTTGCAGGAGATTAGCGAGGAGGACGCGATTGCAGAGGGAACGACTTGCTACGTGTGCGGCCGTCATATGGATGGTCTCGGCGAGTCTGACTGTCATTGCTTTCACAACAAGGCGCAGCCTAGTGACTTTCAATGCCTATGGGATTCCATCAACTTTAAGCGCGCCCCGTGGTTGAGTAATCCGTTTGTGTTCGCGCTGACGTTTAGGAGGGTGACATGAAATCCATCGGCGCGCAGATAAAGCAGTTATCCGCCCTAGTGGGCGGCGAAGACCTGACCGACTGGGAGAATGAATTCGTCCTGTCCGTCAATGAGCGATCGAAGCAAGGCTCGCACACGCAAGCGCTTTCGGAAACACAGGTTGAGATCATCGAACGCATTTACCGAAAACACTTTGGAGACTCGGAATGACTACGGATGTCGGTGTACTCGATCGCGCTACCTATCTCGGCAGTTCGGATATCGCCGCGATCCTCGGATTGTCGCCGTGGAAAACTCCGGTAGATGTCTACTTCGAGAAGCGCGGCCAGGCGCAACCGATCGACGCGGCGAAGCAGAAGCTATTCAATCGCGGCAAGCGCATGGAGCCGGTAATCCTCGATATGCTCTCGGACGAATACGACATCGACATCGTTGCACGCGGCCAGCGCTACCGCGATCCAGAGCACGCATGGATGGCCGCAGAAATTGATGCTGAGGCGATTGATATCGACAACGGCGAGAGGTTCAACATCGAGGCGAAATCCGTGCATCAATTCGCGGCTGGGCAGTTCGGCGAAGGCGGCACGGATCAGATCCCGATCCATTATGCGGCGCAGTGTATGTTCGGACTGATGGTCACCGGCAGGCAACGCTGCACGGTCGCAGCGCTTGTGGGCTCGGATAATATTAGCGTCTACCACTTGGAGCGCGACGAGGAAACCATCGCCGGCATTCGCTCGAAGGCCATCGCATTCTGGCGCGACCACGTTCTCACCGGCATCCCTCCCGAGCCGATCGTGCTCGATGATGTGTATCGACTGATGCGCCGCGATGCCGACATCACAGCTGAGGCGCCCGATGATATTGCGCAGCACATTCGAGAGTTCGAGCTAGCGAAACAGAAAGCGAAGGCTGAGTCCGAGCGTGCCGATGACCTTAAATTCCAGATCGGTAGATGGCTGCTCGGTGAAGTTGCCATGGACAAGCCGACACGCAAGCCCAAGCACGTCATCACCTACAACGGCGCGCCGCTCCTAACGATCGGCTACCAGGAGCAAACGCGGATCGACACGGACGCAATCCGCAAGCGACATCCTGAGATTGCCGCCGAGTGTAGCAAGACGACCACATTTTTTAGATTCGACTCACCACGAAAAGGAAAACGCAAATGAGCACGCCTAATACAGGAGCAGGAGCATCTTTGAAAGCAGTCGCTACGGATCAGACGCCGACGAAAGCAACCGAGAACCCGGCTGTTGTGGCGCTGAATAAAGCGCTCGCCGGGATCGGCCAGGTACTACCGCAGCACATTACGAAGGAGCGTATGGCGAAGTTGGCGTTCGGCATGATGCGCACGAATCCCAAGCTAGCATCTGCCGCGCGCCGTAACCCATCGAGCTTCGTCAACGCGATCATGCACGCGAGCAAGCTCGGACTAGAGCCAGGCATCGATGCGCACCTAGTGCCGTACGAAAACAAGAAGCAGGGAACGGTCGAGATTCAGTGCATACCGGACTATCGAGGACTGCTCAAGCTCGCGCGCAACTCCGGGGAGATCACGAGCATCAGTATTCAACTCGCGTACACGAACGACACGTTCGACCTGTCTCTCGGCACCGATGACAAGCTCACCCATAAGCCAAAGTTCGACGGCGATAGAGGCGTACCGATGGTCGTCTACGCCGTGGCGAAGTTTCGCGATGGGTCGCACCATGTCGAATGGATGTCGATCGCCGACATCAATAAGATTCGCGACGGAAGCCAAGGCTACCGCAATGCCGTGCGCTACAGCTCCGACAATCCCTGGATTTCGGCGTGGGACGAAATGGCGAGAAAGACCCTGGCGCGGCGGATCAGCAAATATCTACCACGCTCGATCGAATTGCAAAACGCCGAGAAGCTGATGGACGCAGGCGACAAGGGTGCGCCGGTACATTTTGAAGGCGAGTTTGCCGTTGTCGACGAGGATGCGCCGCAATTGCCCGAGCGCGCTGGCGGCGAACCGTTGCCGCCGATGGATGCCGGATGGCCTGACCGAGATGAGGCGGCGACGCGAACGGGCATGGATCTCCCAGCCGCCGATGTCGACAACACGCGATCCACTAGCGCTAAGCGCACGCGCACCGCACCCGCGCCTGATCCCGAACAAGTCGACTCCGACACCGGCGAGATTACACAACTCGCCTACACCCCCACCGTAGCCGACGCCCTGGCGCTAGTCGAGTCCGGGCAGATAGCCGAGGCGCAGGACATGGCGCGCTCGCTCGGGGAGGAGGAAGCGGCGCAGGTGTTCAATGCGGCTCAGACTAAGGCTAAGGGAAAGAAATGAACATAGACTTTGCGGCACTAGGATTCACGAAAGAGGACTTACAGAATCGCGTCGTAGATCAAATTTGCGACCGACTATTAACATCGGGTGACGAGGAAGGCCATTCATGGATCAACGAGTCGAAGCTGCAGAAAGACCTCGATGAACTTATCAGGCAACGCATAGATGAGCGGGTGACTGCGCTTGCTAACGAGCATGTCCTGCCGAACGTGCAGGCCATCATCGAAAACTGGACGCTGCAAGAAACGTCGCAATGGGGCGAGGAAATGACCGATCAAATGAAAAAACGTATCGACCGCATGACCCGCGACGAAATGGCAGAGTATTGGCGCACTGCTCCGATTGGCGATCCGTTGCTAAGGCAGAGATATTTTTGGGCTCGGTTTGAATTGCTTGGTGGGATGGCAGACAGCGCGCTACGACCGCTTGGATGGGGTAAGCCATGACCATCGACGAAATCATAGCGGAGTTTGAGGCGTGGCTCTTCAGGAGCGAAACGATACACGGAGAGAGGCTCCTATCGCTGCGCGATGCCTATCTCGCCGCCGCCATGACACGAGAGAAGCGGATCGCGGAGTTGGAGCGGCGCCTAGTATGGCTAGAGGAATGCGTCGCCAGAATAAAAGAGCTTTCTGAGATGGATAAACAGCGGATTGCGGAGCTAGAGGCATCAGACGCGTATGCCACAGAACAGTGGTTACGCGATAACGCAAGCAATGCCGCGGCGAATAGCCTACTGCGCGAACGCATTGCTGAGCTAGAACGCATAACCGACAAGGTAATCCATTGCGACGCCTGCGGCGACTCCTGGTACGACAGCGGCATTTGCGCGGCAAGCTGCCCGCACTGCAGACTCGCGCGGGTGACGGAAGCGTTAGACGGATTAGTTCAACTAGTCTCTGTCTCTGCATACGATGTTCTGCCAGCAGAAGCGGCTATGTTCCTCACGAACGACGGAAAATTTAATGCAGCCCGCGCCGCCCTCGTCGAAGAACAGGAGGAGAAGACATGACCGATGTTGTTAACGTAAGCTGGGCCGGATCTCCAGGGTCTGGTTCTCTCGCAAATACTCTGGCGCGTGAGTTGAACGCAGCGAGGGAGCGGATCGCGGAGTTGGAGCAGGAACTACACAACAGGTACAGAGTAATTGACCAACAGGATTATCCTGATCTGCACAGTTATGTCGAAGGTATTATTAGCGCGGCGCACGCAGCAACGGGATCAACTATCCTGCCTCTACAAACACGGATAATACGCAACGAGTTAGGAGACGGCTGGCGAGCCAAGAAAGAACTCGTGTTAGCTAACAAGCGGATTGCGCGTTTGACGGAAGCGGCGAAGGCTGTACAAAAAATAGCGGACAGAAACACAGACGAGTTTAACGCCCTCCGCGCCGCACTCGCCGAAGAGAGGGAGCAAGGGGAGTTGCTGTAGTGCTAACCGCCCGCGCCGCCGCTGCCTATCATGCCTGACCCCCTCCTCACCGTTGCCGCCGTAGCCGAGCGCCTAGACTGCTCGGTGCAGCAGGTCTATAAGCTCGTCGCGTCGCGATGAATGTTGACGCCTTAATTTCAGACTTCGCCGCTCGTTTAAGGAGCGGAGAACCTCTACCTATCCTTCACAAGCCTTTTGATGATGCTCCTCTTCGGAGGACGCAGATTCCGCCGCCGCCGATCGCTGAAGCACAACACCGGATTGCGTCGCTAAACGTCGCGCAAACCGAATCGCTAGATAGTTTTCTTGAATCTGTTGCAAGCCGAGCCCTCTCGAAAGCACAACGCGCGAACGGTCGCGCGACTGGGAAAGGGTTAACCTATGCCGCGATAACGAAAGCGTTCAAAGAGTCCATAGCGCATCACTCCGACCAACTTGATCGTTTAGCCAGGAAGCGTCCCACTCCGGCCCGAGTCATAAAGGAGTGCGATGTTATCCGCCGTAAGGCAAGAAAGGATTTGGCGGCAGAGTTACTTAGCGCGAAGATTAAGCTGCGAGCGCTGAAGGAAGCGATACGAGTTTCAGATGCTCGCCTGTCTCAATCGGCCACTATCGAGCATGAGAACTCTGGACAGCACATAAACCTATACCCTGAAATAACTCGACAAGCTGTTCAACCGCACCAACGAGGAGATGGGCTACCGAGTGTTCCAGGAATTTATTTCCTTTGGCTTAACGGTCAAGTTGAATACGTCGGTCAATCTGTTTGTATAGCGAACCGAGTGCGGCTTGGTACCCATCACGTACTCCATAAGGAGCACACAATTTCCTACGTGCTTATCGACCGCGAGAAACTTATGTGGGCAGAGTCCTACTTTATCGGGATACTTCGCCCTACGAAGAACCGCGGTACGCCGTCTCGATGATGCTCACCGCCCGAGCCGCTGCTGCCTACCTGGACGTGCCGGTGCGCTCGGTCTATGCCCTGCCCATTCCGCGCTACACTCTATCGCCCCGGCGCACACGCTGGCGGATTGAAGACCTGGAGGAGTATCTGCGCGCATGTCGATCGCCTGGGACAAGCGAAACAAGCGCTGGCGTTTCTACTTCGATCGCACCATTGCAAGCCAGCGAGCCCGAGCTAGCAAGATCCTTCCTGCGGGCTGGAGTCACGCTCAAGCGCGAGCCTACGACAAAGCCGAGGAAGCGCGCCTCTACGCTATTGCGAGTGGTATCGAGCGCGTAGACGATCGCCCGCCGATCGCGCGGGCCGTGCAACTCTATCTCGATCACCGAATACCGGAACTGCGCAATGGAAAGAAAGCCGCTCAGGATCTGGCGCACCTTGTCCCATGGATCGAGGGACGGGCGCTGCAGGAGCTGCCAGACGTTGCGCGAGAATACCGGGCGGACAATGCAGAGCTTGCGCCGGCCACGCTACGCAACCGGCTCGCCTACCTCAAGGCCGCCGTGCGCTATGCCTACAGGCGCCACGGCCTCGGGGATCGGGATTACTCAGATCGGATGGAGTTGCCCGCCGTGCGCAACGAGCGGCAGGAATACATTGAGGTAGAGCCATTCCGCCGATTCCTGCGCCACGTACCAAGCCGGGATGGGCGCGACCTCTTTACGCTGGCGTTTTTTACCGGACTGCGCTGGCGGGCTAACCTGCTGACACTGACGCGACAGCAGATCGTCCGGCGCGGATCGGCGGTTTGGCTTTCGATACCCCGCACCAAGAACGACGCACCGCTCATGGTTCCGGTGCCTGCCGACGCACAGGCTGCGCTCAGATCGGTTCCGTTCCCGCGCGGGGACTCTGCCTACTATCGAGAGTTTCGCGCAGCCAGGGCAGCGATACGGCGGCCAGGGCTACGCCCGCACGACCTTCGTCACTCGCTCGCCTCGGTGCTGGCGTCCAGCGGAGCGAGCCTGCCGGAGATCGGCGCGGTGCTCGGGCACACGTCGGTACAGGCCACGCAGCGCTATGCTCACCTGTACCCGGCGCGAGTCGAAAAGCTGATTTCCTCGGTCCGATTTTCCAAGGCAGCAAAGAAAAAGGTAGCATGAGGGCTGCCCGGGTGGCGAAATTGGTAGACGCAGCAGACTTAAAATCTGCAGGCCTTACGGTCGTGCCGGTTCGACTCCGGCTCCGGGCACCACATTGGGCTTTGCAAACTCACCGAATCGCGCCTGAGCGGCAGCGTTATACGCAAGCGCTGCTTCATCCTCAACGCGAAAAAAGCCGATATTCTTACCCTGAATCTGAACGCGCCATTTTCCGGCGCGCTTGTCCCAGCAAACCCCACGATACTGAGACGATCCGTCGCGGTGCCGACGGCCGTTCCAGAGGTTTTCGCGTTGCGAGCAAAGTCGGATATTCTCGCGCCGGTTATCAAGCGGATCGCCATTGACATGGTCGACAACAACCCCTACAGGCGCGCGAAGAATTCGACGGTGAATAGCTTCCCCGCTAGAGTTACGCACGTAGCCGTCGGACCAGACACGCCACCGACCACCCTTGAAAAACACGCCAATGTCAGCGCGGTCAATTTGCACTACACCGCCCGGAATCTTGTAACGCATCGGTCAGATTTTCTCGCACAAGAAAACCTGATTATCACAGATTCCCCTATGAAAGCGCGATAGTCGCCGACAGATTTTAAGTCGTTACGCGCACATCCTGCGCAAGCCTCTCCCTATGAGGATTTAGCGCAACGGCTGTGGATAACTGCAAAAACGGCATGGTCCGGGCAGATTTTCTCGCACACACCCTCCCCCCAACTATTTTCAATTATTTTGCTGTCACCCGTTGACACCGCCTAGCACCAGTGATACGATGATTTTACGGTATCGGATGGATGCCGGGATGATGGGAGATAGAGATGAAGGGATTCAGCCGCGTAGGACGCAACGACATTGAGGCGCCGGTGGTACTCGAACGATTGAACGAGCTGGTGGACCGAATCCGCATGGGCGGCATCGACTCTGACGCGACAGCCGAAGAGGCAATCATCTGGATCGTCACCGGGCGATTACTCGCAGAACAGCGCGCCGACCCGTTAAGAGCGAAGGCAGCATGACCCCCCGCCAATTCGCCGCCGCCCTCGCCGGCACCCGCATGCCCCCGGACTCGGCCTCAAGCCGGGCCGCGCGTCTGGTGCTGGTCGACGGGCTCAGCATGCACGCAGCGGCGCGGGAGTGCGGTATTGGACATTCGGCCGTATCCCGCGCGGTGGCCCGGATTCAGCCGCGGGAGACGTGCCCGACGTGCGGCGGGAGCGGCAAGCTTGCGGCAACGGCAATTGTGCCGGCCGCGCGGTAGACTTTTAACCCAACCCAGGAGAGAGAGATGACGTATTTTGTTTACAGGCAGAACGACGCCCGCTACGTGGTGGGCTTTGCAGTCGCAGTGACATACCCCGGTCTGGTGTTCTCCCACGATTGGGGAGACACCAAACGCGCCGCCCGTTTCGCCTACGGAGAGGCGAAACGAATCTGCGAGGCAGACAGGGGGCTAAGAATCGTCGCCGCTGGCCGCTAGCCTAGAGCAAAAAAAAGCAAGGGCCTCCCAGTGAGAGGCCCCGCGCCCGGAAGTCGAAGCAACCGGGGTAGTCGTGCGAATAATACCACCCCGGCTTCACCAGCCGCCGCCCGCTGCGTTGCCAGCCCTCCGGCGCTACGCTGGTAGCCGTGGCGGGCGCGGATTGATCCTGGAGCGTTCTAGGGGCTCAGCGGGTTGCCAGGATCGGGCTCACCAAATCCTAGTTCCCAACATATCCGGGACGAAAAGCGCAAGGAGCACGAGCAACAACAAAACTCCGACGATCGCCAGCGCTATCTTCTGCGATTCAGCCGGCAGAAACTTGGTGATGATCCAGTACGCCAGCAGGCCGACAACGATAATGCCGAGCACCACTAACAGCAGGGTTCCGATGGTCATTTCGGCGTCTCCGGTTGAGTTTTGCTGTTGATAATCTCAGGCTCTCGCTCTACCCCGACGTCGTGCCGAATCGTAACTCCGCAGTCAGGAGCGACAGTGATGGCGCCCTTTGACGTCGCGCCCTTGCGCACGTCGTCGACATTGATGGATGTGGCTACCCCTCGCCCCCACGCGGAATAAATCTGCGTGCAGGTCACGAGCCCCTCGGCGGCCCTAATTTGCTCGGGGCTCATTTCCGAAATGCCCATCGATACGCAGCCAGCGAGCAGCATCGCGCTTGCGAGAAACGATAGCCTAATGCTTAGCGGAATCATGCAACCTCCATCGCGATTAGATACCATTGACATACCCGCCCTCGTGCCCGACGACAGCATCAAAGCACCGCTCAAAATTTGCTTTCATCGGATATTCATCCATATCAACACCGCGCACAGTACGAGCACGAGAAAAATAGTCCCGAGCAAATAGATGGTCTCGGAGATCATTGCCCTTCCCCGCTGGCCTTGCACGCATTGATCACCGATGGGAACGATTTGCGATCTGATTCGGATAGATAGAGCGTGCATTTGATCTCGCGCGACTGGCGCAGAATCTCGCGCTGCACAAGCATGATCGTATCGAGCTGTATGCGTTGCCCCCACAGAATAGCGGCAGCGTAGCCGATCACAAGCGCAAGCGCGACCGAGCCTAGTATCTGCATCGAGCGGGTCATCACCTTCGCGCTCGTCCCGCCCGGCCCGTGCACTTCGAATGTCGTGGTGCTGTTAGGATCATGCCCCACGTCGCACACCCTTATTCCACATATCGTCAGCGTCGCGCTCATTGCGGCACCACGGACCCATGGCTAGGCATACCGCGTTCGAGCAGCACACGCGCCATTTCTGATATCGCATGTCTATATCCGTGATGTAAACAGGAAACACTTCGACCCGAGAGCCGCACCACGGGCATGGATCTAGCGCATCGTCGCTCACGGCAGTCCCTGATTATGCAATAGGATTGCATCATCTTCCGTCCCGGCGAGCGGGCCGTTCGCGGTACACGTACACGCTACGCGATACCAGGAATCAGCGCGCGTGAATTCGTAGAAGTCCTGTAAAGCTTGGCGCAGCACTTTCACCCGGTGCCCCTGCGGATCTGGGTTGCGCACGTAAGGGCAGGGCTTAATGCTCAGCGTAGCCATGCGGTCACCGCCACAACAATCACCAGACCGATCAACATCCCAACGCCCTCGACCAGTATTGTTCGGCGTACGGCGCGCAGGGCGTCTAGTATCTCAGCGTCAGCTTGTTGCCGGATTATCAGACCTTGCTTTTGCTCGCTCTGCTGAATCTGTTGCTGCGCAAATATGACATCGATGCCGCTTCTGGTAGCGCGCCATTGCGCAATCGCATCGACTTGGTGCTGCACGATCGCGCCCACAGATCGATCGAGACCGGCGATCGTAGCGCCCTGCTCAGTTATTCTGCGCTCAACGTCTGCGATCTCCTCTCGCACCTTTTGCTGATCGAGCACGACAGTCTGCACGTAGTCTTCCATCACGGCCCCCAAGCCTGATACGCCAAATGCCCGAGCAATATCCCGGCGGAGAATGCGGTCAGGTACGCAACCAAGATCATAAAGAAGCGAATGTATCCCAGCTTGGTAGGTGGCGTTTGCCCTTCGCCGATGCCGAGCTCGGTCTTGATATCGAGCGAGTGCCCTATACCCTCACGCACCCCACTACCGATCGACCGCAACGTGTCCGGCCCCTCAAGGCGCTCCTCTTGCAGTTCGTCGACATCATGCTCCACGCTTGCAATGCGAGCCCCTTGAGATGCGACCTCTAGCCCCATTGCATAATGCTGCTGCTGCTTGATTTTCGCTTCCTCTTTTGCCGCTTCCCTGCTTTGCTCTTCCGGTAATTCTTTCCGATCGTTTTCGCTCATTTGATCCCTGTATAGATGATGTACGCGAGTAGCGCGGCGATGAAAAACAGCAATAGTCCCGAAGCAGTGCTACGCTGGACAATCTTGCTCCACGACAAGACTTCCTTCTTAACACCAGCCCCCCCATGCTGTGGCTGAATCACTACCGAGTCATCTATCGGCACACTGGTCACACGCTCCGCCCGCTGCCGCCTATCTACCGGGATTTGATAATCGCCGTCGCTCTCGTACAGGCGGGTATTGTTTTCCTCGGCGTAGATCAACCGCGCCCCGAAACCGGCCTCCTCTAAAAGCGCGTACATCGGTGGAGTCACGACCACGCCTGCGGACGGACATTTCTTTCGGATCTCGTACAGGTAATCGAGATCCCGGCCCCTGAAATTGTTCACGCCTGATTGCGTTGTGAACACGTGAAACTCGCCGTAGCCGATCGCGATTTTTATGGGCAACTGCCCGTACTTCCAGGCGCGAAATGTCCCTTGATAGATCACCGCGGCACGATAGACGGCAACGGGGTCGCCAGGCCCAACAACTAGAATGGAGTCGCCTTCGGAGTGCCCGTCGCAGGTCATTGCCGGATCGGCGGCTAGGATCGCGACCTCTGCGGCGAGCAAAACCGCCGTGATTAGCTCGTTGGCGTGTTCTTCGCCGTAGATGTCCTTGGCTCTTGTTGAGCCCACAACATCGATGGCGACTAAGATCTGGCGCATGGCGCGTCATCTGGGCGTGCAGGCTCAGCCATCAGAGTTTCTCCGCGACGAGCGAAAATAGCAGTAGCAGCAGCAAGATCAGCGTCACCAGCCGCATTGGAAATCGTGTACTATCCTCGCGCTTGATGATGTTGTACCCATCGGCGATCAACCGCGTTTGTTTGCGCTGCTCGTCTTCGTATAGCTGCCAGCGGTCTGACTGCGCCGCGCCCTCGTGGTTGACCATCTGCATTAGTACGTTGTTTTGCTCGCTGACATGCCGGAATGATTCATTTAGTTGGCGCACCCCGTCGCGCACGCCATGCAACTCCTGTTGCGTCTCCTCGACTCTTTCTGTAAGCGACGACATCCTGCGCTCCATGTGCTCTTCACGAGCGTTGCGATAGACTCGCCTCTCCTCTAGCCTGCGCTCCAAATATGGGCGCGCCTCGAGCCAGTCCCAAGGGATGACGTACGTGTCGTCGTCTTTCTGGCTCATGGTTTGCCCCGTTTAAACGTCTGCCGTTAAACGAACTACATCCGTGCCATCGCACTCGACGATCGCACGCATACCATCTGCGATCGTAATCCCCGTGCCGGTGGCACCAATAACTCTGACCCCGAAACTGCCGCTTACGTTCGCGTAGACCGCCCAAGCCCGCGGCACAAGCGGGACCACGACATCGCGCAAAGCGGTCAGCGCGCCGGTCAGTTCCATGCTCTCGCACATCGCCTGCTCGTAACTCAGCGTTTGATTGGCGTCCGCCATCGCGAGCACAAAGCGGCCGTAGAGAAAGCGATTGATGTGGTGCGGATCGCGATAGTCCAGCCGATCGGTGGTGATGCCGGCGGAAAGGGTCACCTTGAATACCGCGAGCTTATCTGGCGCGAATGCGCTGCCGTCCTTGCTCACCGCCAGCGCCCGATCGGCGCTGATGTAGTTGTCGCCGTTGGCCATTGCGATCGTCGCGTTGGCCTTCGTGGCGAGAGCCGCGTTGATCCACCACCGGGTCACGCCGTAGTACCCCCAATTAGCGTTGTCGGTGGTGATCGCGCGTTGCGCGAAGGCTGAGGCGATCGACACCCCGTTGAACAGGGCATTCGCCTTGCTCTCTTTGTTGCCCTGCGCTTGGTCGATCAGATCCAGCAATGATGTCAGGTCGCTCATGTCGATGTCCTCTGCGCGTAATCGCCGCGTCCGAAATCTGCGCTCGTCGGGTGCAGGCGCCAGTAAAGCGTGGTCTGGCCGCTGCCGAAATCCGTTGTTTGTTCCGCGCCCGTGTAGGTGTGCGTTTTGGCGTCGATCGATGAAATCGTGCGCTTGAGCGTCGCAAATGAGCTGTCCCAAATCTCAATGTCGTACACCGTGCCATCGGCCGGCGTATCCACACTCGGATTCCAGCCCTCGGCGAGGCGCGATATCACCTCCCAGGTCAGCACCCAATCGCCGTTGATCTGTTTGCCTGCGAACAAGTCGATCGGTGTCAGCGGTTTTTTACCGATCGCGTTGTAGGTCAGCGATACCGGCGAGGTAGCTGTTTCCGTCCTTCCAGCGGTCACCGCTTTGAAATGCCGCACCGAGCCACGATCGCTTGCGGCCATGGCCAACCGCTTGAGCGATGCCGGCGACAGCAGGGTAAACGCTTCGCCCGCAACGTGCCCGGCGAGCGCAAATGCGGTCCCGGCGCGAGCGCGCAGGAATGTTTTGATGGTGTATGTGTTTGCAGCAATCAACGTGGCGTCGCGGAACAGCACCACCTCGCCGCCGATCAATGCGCCCTGCTCGCCGTCGTAGAACTGCTGTTCGGTGATAGTAGAAAGCGTGCCAGAGTTCGGGATCAGCACGACCGTTAGTTCGGAGTGCGTGTCGATCACGTTCCCGCCGGTGTGATCCTGTAGGGCCGTCGTCGCATAGCCCATCGGCGTTGCGGCGCTCATCACGAGCCCAGCTTGCGAATAGCTCACCCCATCATTCGATCGCCAGATCTCGCACCCTCGCCAGCCCGCGAATGCACCGCACGCTGCGATGTACAGCCCGTCCCCATCATCCTCGGGGCGCAACAGCGGGATATCCATAATCCGCATCATCGTGTTGCCGGTGCGGCGAATGGATGTCGTAGGCACCGGAGCCGCCGCGCCGCTACCGAACTGGGTATAGACGGCGATATCCTCGGTCGCGGCTTTGAAACTGGCGCGGCTTCGCGCCTCTGTTTTCCCCTCGATGCGCGCGGTATAAAGCGTATTGTCGGGCCCAGGAACTTGAACGTTGTCAGTAGGCTCTAGATGCAGCCAGCGGTTCGTGGTATCGAACTCCAGACCCGTAGCAGCACCCCACGATCCATAGAGCAGCCTCAGAGCGATTTGCCGTCGCTGCGCCGATGTCAACCGCATCGGTAGCGCGATACTCTGCACCTCCGCACTCGCGCCGACCTGCCGGCGGGCGTAGTCCACAGAGTCAGCGTAATTACGGTCGGCATCCGCGGATGTGACGCGCACCTCGCGCGGCAGCTCGGTTTCAAGTCTGCCGGTGACCTGTAGGGGCGGGCGCCACTCGTCGCCCTCATTGCGTGCACCCAAGTCATCGGCCTCAATCACGGCCGCGACCGCCCCACCGCGCTTGACGAATTTGATGATGCCGCCGCTCTCGACCACATCGATCCCACCGGCCAACAACAACGGCTCAAGCGCGCTCCTGGCCGGCCCGACGCGTGTCAATGCGTAACCGGCCACGGTGTCGCCGGTAAGCTCTGTCACGTCGATGTCCGAGGGTGAGAGCCCGACCTTCGCGCAGATTTTGGTGATCACCGCGGCATAGGTTGGAGGCGATTCGTTGAGAGCGCCAAGTTGAAACTGCCCGATACCCTTTTCGCTGGCCTCCCACGAATCGGCTCCGCCCCAAATTACACCTGCGGCGTAGGCCAGCGAGCCGAATAGAGGCGCGTTGGGAGCGTTGAGCGCGTAGGACGCCTCTATCGATCCATCGATAGGATCGAGCACGTAGACCCTAGATGGCCCGGCGGGCTTCACGGCAATTATCCGATCGATGTCTGGCGCATAAATCAACTGCCCTCTAGGCGGGGATGGCTCGGTCGCACTGTATGCCACGGCGTTGAGCCGCGATACGATGCCGGTCGCCATATCCAGTTTTTTTAAAAAATCAGCACCGGTGCCAATCTCCGACCAGTAATACAGACAGTTGCGCGATGGGTCGCGGGCGACAATTCCGTTTTGGCAGCCATCTGCGCCGAATGGAAACGAGTCGATAGCCCCCGCAACACCCATGCGCTTAAATGCCAAGCTGCCGATGTGTGAAAACCAGAAATTCCCGTCCTCATCAGGCAACGCTTGCTCGCCGAGGAAGGGGTCGCCATGCGCCTGCTCGTTCAGTATCGCAAGAGAACCCAAATCTACAACCGCAAACACGGCGCTAGAAGAACTGCGGAGAAATACCAGCCCGCGACCGCGCGCCTCGTCCAGTCCAAACATACTCGACGCGAAGTTGTAAGACGGGAACACATCGCTGAGCTTACGAATGAATTGCCGGGTGCTGATGGAATACTCCAGAGCAGTGAGCAATCCCGCGCCAGTCGCGTTAACGTAAGCGCGATCGCGGCTCGGCGCCATCAGCAGCAATCTGCCGTATGATGAGGCTTCCAGTTGGTTATTCGGCGCCGGCAAAAGAATGTAAGAATAAGAGCGGTCTGCCAAGTTTAGGATCGCAATCCGATCCTGCGCACCGGGGGCGCCGTACCCGGTGTCCGTGTACCACAACTCGCCGAGATCGCTCACAAGCGCTGTCATCGCCCACTGGTTCGCCGTGGTCGCCGTGCCGTCGTAGTAAGTTTCGAGTTGCCCCGCAGACCCATCCGCAACGACCTCCACTTTGATCTGCGGATATGTGCCCCACTTGGTCACCTCCAGCCCTTCGAACACGAGCCCATGCGTGTGCCGGAATGCCGGCGTATTTCCAACGCCTAGATCCGCCTCGATCATCGGATCAACCGCCTGCGTCGCCGTACCGAGCAGCGGGCGGAAAAACTGCGCGAACTCAGCGGACGCGACAACCGTATCGGCATCGGCCCCCGGCCGGATGTCGTAGACCAGTTCGCCGTTGACCCAGATGCGCGAGTCTCCGGCAACCGGACCATCAGAGCAGTCCGAAAGCGCGAGGAAGAAATCGGCGAAATAACGATACGTCACCGTCGTAACGCTCTGGCTCGGGCCGCCTTTGCCGCCCTGCTTCTCTGTGCTGGTCGTTATCACCTCGCGCAGCGGTTTCTTCCACACCACATTTCCGCCAACCGCCATCGTGCCGTAAATCACAGGCAGCGTGCGGCCGTAGTCCGAGGTTTGCGGGTTCAGGTCCGTGAGGCGCGGGCCTTCGTTCCGAACATCCGGGTGCTTTCCAGGGAACAGCAGGTTCCCGACCGTCTGACCGATCAGGAAGCCGGCGTTGGCCCAGCCCACTGGTGCCAGCCATGCACCGACCGCGCCAAGGGCTAGGCCGGCCATTGTCCAACTCCGCGATATCGCCACCACGAGCGCGAACGTTTAATCCATAGATCATCGGCATCGCCCTCGACCACCTTTCCATATGGCTCGTAAGCGTGCAGGATGCGCAGTGGGTTGATGCCAGTCACTATCGCCAGATGCCTCTGGACGATGAACGAGAAGGTCAGCACGTCGCCAGGTAGGCCGTAGCCCTCAACCGGGTCCATGTACTTGCGCAGCATCGCTCGGAATGTTTTCGGGTCCGGCTGCCGATCATATGGCGGCAGGCAAACGTTCTGCATCGAGCCGATCTGCTCACCGACCCACGCGATGACATTGGCGCAATCGATGCCGACGCCTGGGCAGCGCTGATTGTGCTCGAATGGCGTATCGAGAAGCCGGCGCGAGGTGTCGATGATGTGCGTGCGCTCGATCATAGCCCGGCGACGATGCTGTCGATCCCCGGTACGTCGAGGAAGCCGCCGAACCCGCCGGAAACTGGATTCACTACGTTGTGGAATTTGTCTCTGCACACGTCGCGGGTCTTAAGGTCGCCCACCGTCGCGGTGAAACTATCGCCCGGCGCGATCGGGTAAGGCGTCGGCATCTGCAGCGTGATGACGCCTCCGGTTGCATGCGTTTTGATCTCGCGCAGCCGCAGCGGGCCGATGTTCTGACCGTCGTTGAAAACTATGCTGCCATCATCGAACCAGCCAGCCGGTTGTGTAAGCCCGGCCGCAGTGAACTCCCGCTGGCTGACAACCGAATCAACGGTAGTGGTGACGCGCCCATCGGGGAACGTGTCGAGATCGATCCCGCATCGCGCGTCTCCTAGCTCCCACGGACACGCCGGCGTGACCTCGCGCCCGGTGCGCTGCTGGAGTTTCTGCATCATGCCGCGCAGCTCGGCGACGAACGTAGAGCGCGAGCGCCGCACCTCGCCCAACCAGCCGCGTCGGACATTGCCGACGCCGTGCCCTGGAAACTTCCAGTTGATGATCGCGACTTCGACCTCGGAGAAATCCCACAGTCCGGCGACAAGGTCAGCGTTCGTGATGCTGGCCGCGTCCAGAGCGCCCTCGACATCCAGGTTGTCAACGTTCAGCCCCGCGCGCGTGGATACCTCGGTAGCGGTGAATCCGGTAGCCGCTTTGTAGATAAGCCCATTGTGCGGAATATTTTTCTGATGGTTCGTGAACCCGAACGCCACCTGGTCAGGCCGCGTCACCGTCCATATGAAAGCGATGGATGTGACCTTGAGCCCGATATCGGTGATTAGCTGTGCCGGCCACGGCTTCATGGCTCAATCGTCTCCACGATCGGCAGCGGCGCCAACTCAAACAGCGTGTTCGCGCCGTCGCGGACAATGAATTTGCGCGTCAGCTTGTCCGAGCCGAAGCGCACCGGCTTATCGAACTGGGCCGAGAAAGTGAGCGCGTCTGCGACCTGCGGGTACTTCGCTCCCACACCAGAGCCTAGCGTAATCGTTTTGCCTGCGGTGTCGGTCGCCAGCGTGAACGTGAACGGTCCCGTGCCGGCGACAGTGTTGATCGTATGCGCGAGTCCGTTGACGAACCCTGCATCCGCACCGGCGAATGCGGAGAGGTAAAGCAACTCGCCGGCTATAAGCGTACCGGGATTCGTTGTCAGGATGACCTCGGTCGTCGCCCCCGGCGTGATGCTCGTTGCGCCGGATGTCGCGTCGGCAATAAACGTCACCTGGCCGTTCACCAAGTCGACGGAGGATATCTCGCCGGCGCCGGCCCCCTCAGCAACCGGGCTGCCGTTGCGAAACCCCGCGAAGGTCGTCGCGACGAGCAGCCAGATCCGCCTGTCATCATCGCCGGCGCTGTCCGAGAGCCGACGCCAGAGATCATAAGTCGGCACACCAGCGCCGGCTGCCGTCGCACCGATGCGGCCCTCAGCCGCCAGAATGATGTAGTCCCCCCAATCTTTCCAGCGGAACGAGTAGGCGCGTCCCTTACGCGCGCGAAAGAAGGTTTCGATCGCCTTCAGCTCCACGCCGGTGACCATGCGCTCGCCGATATCCCACGAGCCCAACCCTTCCTCGTAATTCTCTTGGCGCTTCTCGTTCCCCGTTGCGGTGGGCGTAATCTCGGTCGAGAATTCCGGCCCGCCGTCACTGTCGTAAATGATCAGGCCGTCGTCAATGCGGACATCATGGAAGCTCACTGATTCCTCCTGCCGCGATCCACTGCGGAGGCGATCGTCTCCTGCACCTGTCCCTGCGAGCGCCGGAAGCTGCCGATATCATTCGCCACGATGGTGACGTTCACTTGCGAGCGCCCGCGGTTCTCTTTGCGCTGGACCTCGCGCATTAGCGTTTCCTTCGGGCTCTGGCTCTGGTCGAGAATCCTCCCCAGCTCGTCTTGGTCGAATCCAGCGACGCCGCCGGTATGAAACCGCTGAGCGGATACCAAGGCCAGCGGATCGATCGTGCGCAGCGTGCCTGTGGGAACCCCAGCGATGCCGCCACCATGGAAGGCGGAGGCGATCTTCGATATCAGCTCGGGTAACGTGCCGGCCTTCGCTGCGCTCGCGATGTTTGCGCGGTGACGCGGATCTTTGCGCGTTAGCACCTCCTCTTCACGCAGGAGGACCGCAGGGACTTCATTAGGCTTCAAGCCCGGCGCCGCTGCCGCCGCGTCGGGAACTCCGCCTTCGTGCAGGCGCTTGGCGGTATGAAACACGAACGGGCTTACCGGCCGCTGGTCTCCATCGCGTCCGACGACGCCGCCTTTGTGAAAGAAGCTGCCGAAAAACTTGAAGATGGAATCGAAGACGCCGCCACCGCCCGCGCTTGGCTGTAGTGGCCCGACAAAGCTGTCGCTTCCTGGCGTGCCCACACCGCCGCTGGATTTACCGAGCCCAAGGAAGTTTGAGAACCAGCCGCCCACTCCGCCAGATCCCTGCCCCCCGAACAGCTTGTCAGCCAACTGTTGCGAGGCGATCTTGCTGATGCCCTGCTCGATCGACTTGAAAAAGTCGTTCATCAACTCCTTCGCGCTCTTGGTGCCGCTCGCGATATCGGAGAATAGCCCCTCGAACGAATCGCGCACTGTGCTGTTAATCGACACCGC